CGCGGCCGCGCCGGTCAGCACCGTCAGGCGCCCCTTTTCAAGCCAGCGGTCAGCAACCGCCGGAAACTCCGTAAAACCAAACACGCGGCCATCTGCCGCCAGTTCGACCGGAAGATCGAAACGGAAGCCCGCCTGAGACACGTCGAAGCCGCAGGCACCATCCCCAAGGACGGCCGAGCAGCGCCCGTGGTAGATGCGCCCGACAGGCCTGTTCAGCGCCTCCGAAAGCCCCCGGACCTCTGCCTTGAACCCACCCCCGCTGCGGACCACCTCGCCGATCTTTCCGCGGAACATCAGTGTCCGCTCGCTGACGTTCGACCAGTTGACCAGCCACACACGGATCACTGCATCGTCGTAGCGCCCGGCCAGCAGATCGTCCTCGCGGATCGCATCTGACCGAAGCGCCCCGAATACCTCCGAGTTGTCGACGGCCAATCCCGTCATCTGGCTGACTGCCCGGGCCGTCAGCCCCGCATCGGCGCGGAACCGGATTCCGTCGAACTCAATGTCCCGGTCATGGTCGGTGAATCCAAGTTGCAGCCCGTCCCGCCGGATCACCGCAAAGGTCCGCGCAACCGTCGTCGATCCGCCCGCAAGATGGGCCGCAAGCCCCGCGTGAAACGTCACAGCCTGATCTCCACCACCGGAACCTGGGGAACGTCGCCCGCCTGGAACGACGCGACCGACACAAGGATGCGATCGGTGTCAAACCGCACCGGCACGTCGAACTCGAACCCCGCCGTGACCTGCTCGCCCAGCGCGGGCGGTGTCGCAAAGGTCACAAGACCCGCCGTGCAATCGACGGTGTAGTGGACGCCGTCCTCCTGCTCGTCGTCCTGAAGTCCGACGCGCACGGTTCCCTCGACCGGCTTCAGAATGCGGCGCACCGAAGATGCGGTACCGGATTGATACGTCTTGCAAAGCTGGAACGTGGTGGTCGTCCCGTCGCCGGCCGCAATCAGCTGATCGGTGTAGGCCACCGACGCGGACGGCAAGCAGGACTTGAAGTCCGACCAGTCCTTCCAGCGGAACCCGTACAACTCGCCCTGCCGCGCCTCGAAGAACGCGATCAGGTCGGACAGGTCGTCCAGGCTCCGCAGCGAGACGCCCGCATCGTATCGGCGTCGCGCCTCTGCCCACGGCGTGTTGCGCTCTTCAAAGCCGTTAGCCATCGCGACGATCTCGGTCCGCCGCTCCGGGCCGCCGACCGAACCGAAGCTCAGGTTGGCGGGAAACCGCACCTCATGGAAACTCATCCGCCCCTCCCGGTCTCAGCGATTGCGCTCGCCGCGCGCCAGTGCCCGCGTCATCTGCGCTGCGATCTGGCTCTGGCTCCGCTCGAACCCGCGCACGTCGGGGGTCGAGACATTGACCGTCACGTTCACCGCACGCCCGCTGCCCTGCGTCTGCACGCCAAGCCGCCCGTCAGCACCCCGTGCCAGCGGCAGGATCGCCTCCGGCCCGGCCTCGCCCATCAGCCCGCGCGCCCCTCGCATCGGGAACATCGTGGGCGCGCTGACCACACCGCCCTTCGCGAAGGGCATCACGCGTCCCTGGGAAAAGCTCGCCCCATCGGCGAAGGGAAACAGCCCGCTCAGAAGCGAGTTGATCCCGTTCGCGATCGCCCCGCCCGCCGCCTGCTGTATCGGGCGCGTTGCAATCGCATACACGCTGTCCACGATCGTCTTCGACACCGACTTCAACGCGTCCGACAGCTTCATCCCGTCAAAGATCAGGCCGTCGAACGCATTCCCCAGACCCCGTCCGATCGCGCCCGACAGGGCACTCACTTCGCGGCCCGTGAAGACCATGCTCTCCTGCATCCGGCGCAACTCGGCGTCGAAGGCCGCCGTCATCGCCTGCGCCCCGGCAAGCGACTGTTCCAACGTCGCCGCACTCTCTGCCAGACTGTCCAGCCGGTCTGCGTCAGACATCCCCGTCTCCTTCCGCCTTGTCGGGCCAAGCCGCCATCAGTTCGGCCAGATGCGTGCGATCCATCGGACGGCTCGCCGCCGGGTCGCCCAGCATCAGCATCAGTTCCGCCGGCGTCAGCCCCCAGAACTCGGCGGGACGCAGGCCAAGCCGCCCCATCCCCGCCCGCATAAGCCCGCCCCAATCGAGTCCGCCCTTCAAGCCGGCGGCTCCGGCACGGTGAATGCCCGCGCAAGAAGCTCGGCCGCGATCCGCGCCGCTGCCAGCGGACCACCGACGATCTCGGCCCGGCCCAGATCATCGGCCGTTCCAGTCCATCCGCCCCCGCGCAACCCCGCGACGACCACGCAAAGCACGTCGCGGACGGAAAACTCCCTGGCCTCGAACCGCTCGACCAGCGCCAGAAGGCTCCCGGTGCCAAGGGCGGCCTCAAGCTCGGCCAACGCCCCCAGCGTCAGCTTCGCCACCCTGACATCGCCGTTCAGCACGACCTCGACCTCGCCCGCGTAAGGGTTGGCCATCAGATCACCGTGAAGGTCAGCAGACCCGCCGAAGCCAGTGTGATCTCGTAGGTCGCTTCGCCGTTGTAGGTCCCCGAATACTCGATCGAGGTGATCTGGAACGGCCCCTCGACGATCCCGAAGCTGGGGATGATGACTTGGAAGGTCTCCACGGTGCCGGCGAAGAATATCTGCCGCGCGCGGTCGTCGGTGCTCGAGTCCAGGAACACCCCCGACCCCGACACGGATGCAGACCGCACGCCCGCCCCGCTCAGCAACTCGCGCCACCCGCCCTGGCTTTCCAGACTGGTGATGTCCACCGTCTCCGCGTTGAAGCTGATCCGCGTGGCGCGCAATCCCGCGATGGTCGAAAACTGCAAGCCGCCCGTCAGGTCAAGCTTGATGAGTAGGTCCTTGCCGCTCTGGGCTGCCATGATCTCGCTCCGATGTGGAAGTTCAGTCCTCGACGCGGGCGCGGAAGGTCAGGTCGATCCGCCGCACGTCCGCTTCCTCGACGCGACGCGCGCGCGCACGCTGGAACCACAGGCCGACCAGTCGCCCCCGCGCCAGCACCAGCACGGCGCCAACCAGCGAATCCGACACAGCCGCCGCCACCGCCTTCGCGGTCTGGAACCCGGCATCGTCGGTAATCACGCTGACCACGAATTCGTGGAACGCGCCCCGCCCGACCTGGTCCGACGCATCACGCGCGTCTTCGGGCCCGATCGAGACATAGGTGCCCGTCACGGTTCCCGGCGGCACCGAGTCATAGATGGCCGTGCCGACCAGACCCGCAATCGCGCTATCCGCCGACAACCGCTGATAGATCGCCGACTGCAGGGCGGATGCGACGCCATAGCTCATGCCACTGTCTCCTCGATCGCGGCGCAAAGAAGATACCGGCCGCGTGCGTCCGCCTCGGTGACGGCGGCGATCCGGTAAAGGCGCGCACCATTCCGGAACCGCTGGTCCGGCTTCGGTCGCGATGGCGCGCCCTGCGCCGCCGCGCGCACGACGATGCGGTATCTGACCGCCGACACCGTCAGTGACTCACCAGCCCTTTCGACACTCGACACCGGCGTCACCTCGGCCCACAGCGTGCCCTTCGCGACCCATGTCATCCGCGCCCCGCCCGCTCCGTCCGACGCCCTCTGCGCCTCCTCCAGCACCAGACGACGGTTCAGCACGGGCATCATCGCCGCCCCCCTGCCGACAACCGCACCTGACGCCACCGCTCCAGAAGCGCCAGGATGCCGAAGGGAATCGCCTGTCCCCCCTCGCCCGTCGCGTGGCGGTTCTCGTGGAAATGCGCGGCCAGAAGCAGGACCGCCTGCCCCAGATCGGCCGGCAGAAGCGCCCAGTTCGCACTGAACCCTGCCGCGAATCCGATCTCGGCCGTGCCCCCGGTCGGCAGCGTCGGCAGGACCGATCCCACGGCCTCGACCGCCGGCCGCTGGAAATCCCGTATCAGCCGCCAACCCGCCGACGCCGCGGCCACGGGCGTGCCGCTTGCGTCCTTCAGGGTCACCGACGACACCACCGACACCGGCGACACCGGCAGAAACTGCCGCTCCGGATCGTCCCAATCCTCGACGACCAGAAGGAAGGGCCGGGAAAACAGCACCTTCCCCGTCCGCCCCTCGATCGAAGCGATCGCCGCGCGCAGGGATCGCTCCAGTACCGCATCCTGCACCACCTCGTCGCCGAACCCGGTGCCGAGCTTCAGATGGTCACGGAATTCCGTGACCGGCAGCGACGACAGCGGAATCCCCGTCACATCGGTCAACATCATGGCCTGCGTCCTTGTCGTTTGCGTCGCGCGAATGCCGCGCTCACGGGCCGCCCCCCCAACGTTGCTCTGACGGAGGCAGCAGCTGGACAACGCGGGGCGGACTCGAATGCCCGAACCCTGAAGTCAGGCGACCCGCGCCCGAACCGGGACGAACCCGGCCGGGGATCCGCGGCGCCTTACGACACCGCGAATTTCAGCAGCTTGATCGCCGCGAAATCGCTGACATCACCACCGACGCGCTTGCTGGCGTAGAACAGCACGTGCGGCTTGGCCGAGAACGGATCGCGCAGGATGCGCAGGTCCGGCCGCTGCGCCACGGTGTAGCCCGCGCTGAAGTCCCCGAAGGCTATCGCAAAGGCCCCCGCCGCGATGTCCGGCATGTCCTCGGCCACCAGCACCGGATAGCCCAGCAACCGCGCGGGTTGCCCGTCCTGGATTCCGTCTGCCCACAGGAACCGCCCGTCGGCGTCCTTCATCTTCCGCACGGCCCCGGTGGTCTTGGAGTTCATCACGAAGGTCGCGTTCGCCCGGTACTGGGCGTTCAGCGCATAGACCAGATCGACCAGCGCGTCCGACGGGCTGGTGGCGTTGAAATCCTGCGCCGCGCCGGTCGCGATGTAGCCCAGCGATCCCCAGGCCCAGCTCGCCTCGGCCACCTTGTTGTAGGCCAGGAACCCCTTCGGCTTGTCCACCCCGTCGCCCGCGATGAAGGCCTGCGCCTCGGCCCGGATGAAGCGGTTCGCGATCTTGCCGGCCAGCCAGCCCTCCACGTCGAAGGCCGCATCGTCCAGAAGCCGCTGCGACGCCTTGGGCATCGCCGCCAGCTCGTGCAGCCGGATCGAGATGCGCTCGATCGTCGGCGTCGCGGTCTCGGTCGAGCTTGCAGTCTCCGTCGCCCAGCCGCTGCCCACCTCGGTCCGGTCGATGATCACGTCGTAGCTCACCGCCTCGACGTTCACCACGTTGGCGATCAGGCGAAGCGATGCGGTCGCCCGCTGCACCGACTGGATCCGGTCGGCCATCTCGGGGGCGACCAGAAAGCCGCCATCGGCGTTCACCGCGGTGGACAGCGCCTTGCTCTCCGGCACGACGCCACGCAGCGGGTCCTCGTCTCCGGTCCTCAGATAGGCCGCAAACGCCTTGCGGTGCGGGGCGCCGGGGTCGCTGTCTCCGGCAAGCGCCGGGCGACCGGCGGCGATGGACTTGGCATTCAGCATGGTCAGTCGCTCTTCCTGATGTTGCAGCCTCAAGTTCACGTTGTCCTGAAACGTCTTCAGTTCGCTCAGGAACCCCGTCAGTGCCGTCTTCACCTCGGCGGCGGGAACGGCGGACAAGCCTTCCCCGGCCCGAGATTTCGTCTCGGTCTTGCTCATGTCCGATCCTCTGCTAGTCGGTGCGTCGGCCTGCCCGTCAGCCGTGCGCGGTGGTCCACTTCATCGCGGCCAGAACATTCGTGGCCTCGGCGATCACCTGGGCGACCTCATCCATGTCGGGGGACCCGGTCTTTGACCCGACCCTCGCGTCAGGAAGCATCGGGAACGTCACCAGAGACACCTCCCACAGGTCAAGATCGCGCAAGAGCCGCCTTCCCTTGCCGTCCCGCTCGGCCGTGACCGTACGGTATCCGATGGACAGACCGTCGATCGCTCCCCCCGCCACCAGTGCCGCCGCCTCGCGTCCCCGCTCGACCTCCACAAGGATGCGACCCTTCACATAGAGGCCCTTCTCGTCCTCGCGCACCTCGTCCCAGATGCCGATGGGCTCGGCCGGGTCGTGTTGCCACAGCATCTTCACCCGCCGCCCCGCATCACGAAGCTCGGAAAGCGACCGTGAATAGGCACCCTTCACCACCATGTCGCCACCCTGATCGACGATGCCGAACATCGAGGCATACCCCTCGATCGTCGTGCCGTCCGACACACGGACGTCCGACCCGAGCCGGGCGAACTTCATCTCAAGCCCGTAGTCCACACCCTTCATGCGCCTCTCCATCACTTCGGGCCAAAGGCCATCGCCGACTGCAGGACTTCGGTCACAACCACGCCCACCACGCCGAACACCGCCACCCAGATGCGGCGCTCGATGTTCTGAACCATCTGCTCGATCCGCTCGAGCCGCTTCTCCATGACCTCGAACTGCAACGCCATGATCCGGTCGATCGCATCGACCCGTATCTCGTGCGCGTAGTCGAAGGGCTGCTTCACGAAGCGCGACCCTGCCTGAGACGCTGTTCCCATCTCAGTCCCCATCGGGCAGCCGGGGCAGACCGAGAAGCATCCGCTTCTCGCCGTCGCTCAGGAAATCCGCGCCTCCGACACGGGCCCACAGCTGGTCCCGCTCGGCCGACAGCGCGGGCAACTGATCGGCGTCCGGCCTAAGCTCCACCGGCCGCCCCAGAAAGGTCGAAAGCCAGAACGACACCGCCGCCGTGACCCGCGTCGCCAGCGGCAACACCGTCAGGCGATAGAACGCCCGGTTCGCCTCCTGGTAATTCGCATAGGTCGCGTCGCCGGGGATGCCCAGCATCATCGGCGGAACCCCGAAGGCAATCGCGATCTCGCGCGCTGCGGCCTCCTTCGTCTTCTGGAACTCCATGTCCGACGGGCTGAACCCCATCGGCTTCCAGTCAAGCCCGCCTTCCAGCAGCATCGGCCGCCCGGCGTTCCGGGCACCCTGATGGTTCGCCTCGATCTCGCTCACCAGCCGCTCGTACTGATCGGCCGAAAGCTGCGACTGCCCGTCCGCGCCCCTGTAGACGATCGCACCCGACGGCCGCGCCGCATTGTCCAGAAGCGCCTTCGACCAGGCGCTTGCGGAATTGTGCACATCGATCGCCACCGCAGCCGCCTGCAACGGCGATAGCCCGTAGTGGTCGTCCTGCGGATGGAACGACCGGATATGGCAGACCGGATCCACCGGCCCCCGCATGTCGAACCGGTGCGTCCGGCCGCCCACGCTGTAGTCATAGGCGACCGGCCACCCGTCCGGGCCGGGCACCAGCGACATCCGATCCGACCGCAGGACATGCAACTCCGCCGGCAGCGCGCCGCCCTCACCGGCCCCGGCAGCCTCGAGATAGCCGTTCCCCGACAGCAGAAGCTGCCCGTACAGCGCCTCGAACAGCTCGGCCCGCCCCTGCGCCGGGTTCGGCCGGCGCATCAGGTCGACCAGCGGATGCACCTCGTACCGCCGCTCGGCATCCTGGCACACCACCGGCAGCGCCGCCGCCGCCTCGGCGACCAGCTTTACGCAGCGAAACCCCACCGGGTTCATCGTGAAGCCCGTCCGCGTCAGGCTGACGGTATCGCGCGGGCTCCATACCGGGCGCCCCGACAGGCCCCAGGCAAAGACCCGGCCTGCGGCCGACGCCTTCGCCGCAGGGGCCGCCCCGTTTCCGCCGGACACAGCCCGCTCCGGCGGGGCCGCGCCACGCCCGAAGATGTTCCAACCCATTCTGCCACTCCCGAGAGACTCTTGCCCCGCGCCCAGGCCCGGACCACACGTCACGCCACCGTCCGGCCCCTCAGAGGAACCTGAGCTTGGGGTCGCGGAACCGCATCGACGGCCCGACGATCAGGTCGGTCAGCGCCCAGACCAGCGCATCCACACGGTCGGGGCTGCCCTTGCCGCCATAGCCCTGCGCGGTCATCTGACACATCTGCGCCTCCAGCCGCCCCAGCCCGTTCAGGTGGTGAACGCGCCCCTGCTCGTACAGCGCCGCCACCGGTTCGGCCCGCGCCGACTTGCCCTCATGGGCGTGCACCGCACGGAACGGCACCAGCGCGCTGGCCTGCCGGACCACGTTCTCGACCAGCGCGCCACCCTGGTTCACCTCGGCCACCAGGCGATGCGCTCCATGCCGGTCCATCGCCGCGATCGCGGCCCTCGCCCACACGTCGGGCAGGGCCCCGGACACCGTCGCATCCTCCAGAACCCACGCCTCCCACGCCTGTGGAGGCCCCTCGGTGACAGCCCCCACCACCACGATCCCGCACTCGTCCGACGACGACTTCCCCGAAACCGGCGGGTCGACGGCCACCACGATCCGGCTGAAACACTCCGGCCGCGGCATCCGCCCCTTCTCGATCATCTCGTTGGTCCACAGCGCGCCATCCGCCTCCTCGACCAGTTCGCCGTCCAGCTCCTGCCGCGCCTTCCACCCGCCGTAGCGCGCCCGGACCTCGGCAATGAAGGATGACGCCAGGTAGGCCCGGTTCGCCTCGGTCGGCGCCTTCGTCACCGTCGTGGACGGCGACTTCAGCAGCGCCTTCAGCAAGGGCACGTTCTTCGGCGTCGTGGTCACCACCTGACGCGGATTCTCGCCCAGCCGCAGCGCGAACTGCAGCATGTCCCACGTCTCTTCGGCCTTGGCCCACTTCGCCACCTCGTCAGCCCAGGCCGCGTCGAACTGCGGTC